TGGGCAGATTCGACTGATAGAACCGCTCATCAAACTTGACATTAGACGCCATCTGCTTCCGCTGCGGGGTGATCATATCGCCCGGCTGAGTGGCTCCGCCGTCCGCGTAATCGTAGATGTACGCCGACTCGATCCCGGTGCCCTGGAAGAGAACTTCGGTGATTCCCGCCTCCTTCAGCAAGCCAACGAGCGGAAAGTTCGTGCCGAAGTTGTCGTGAATGATCCCGTACCGAATCAAAGTCCGGCTGGCGGCATCTCGCTCGTTGTACAGCGGATCAAATGGAACCATGTCAATTCACCCTTTCGCTTACTCAGCGTTTGAGGCCAAAGCCTCGCGTACATGCGACACTGACGCGGCAATGCGATCCCGAACAGGCATCCTTCGGAAATCGTTGGTTTCCTGCGCAGTGCGCGGTTTGAAAACTTGAGGATGACGGGAAGCAAGGCCGGGAGCAAGTCCCCTATGTCCCGCCGTCACTGGATGCTCTTCCTGATACTTCTTCACGCCAGCAGATACGCCGGCATCGATCCTGGCTTGCACTTCTGCCTGACGGATTCTCTCCGTCTCTTCGGAGAACTTGTACTTGCGCTCGGCGTACTCGGCCACCGGCAACTTCGCGGCAATGGCTTCGTCAACCAGCCGAACCGGGTCATCCACGAACGGCTTGTTGAAGACGGCCTGGAACCTGGCCTGGACCCGAAGAGCTTCGCCCATCTGCGCAAATCCGCTGCGCATCGTGTCATTCAAAACTTTGGTAGGATCGGCGGCGGCGACAGGGGCGGATTTCGGAATTCCGGAGAGGTCCACGTTGAGGCCCATTTCTTTCGCTTTGCCGAGGGCCGCTGTCAACGCGGCATTGGCGGTTTCGAGTTCCACGAGGCGGGTTTCAGTCACACCAAACGACCTGATCTGTTTATCAATTTCAGCTTGTTCGCGCTGCGCCCGTTCAACATCTTCGGCAGCCTTCCGCTCGGAGGCGGTGGCCTGCGTATACTTCGTGTCAGCTTCCGTGAGGTAGCCATTCCACTTCGCGGCTACTTCCGGTTTGGCCTGGAGAGTGGCCGGGTCGATGCCTAGCTCGGCGGCCAGATTGTCCAACGTGAATGCCATTTGCTGTTCTCCCTACTGCTGCGGTGCTTGCATCGGTTGTGCGGGTCCAGGTGCGGCCTGCGAGGATTTCTGCAACGCCTGAATAACGGCGGAAGCAGCCTGCTGCATCTCCGGCTGAATGATGGTGTTCTGTGCGCCGATAGTGCGCAGGGCGATTGCCAACCTGCCCAGAATGGTTTGGAGGGGGTTAGCGTTTTGCTGCCCTTGAGACGCATCGCCTCCGCCCCCCGCTTGCGGCGGGGGAGCAGAGGCTTGCGGGTTTGGCATTGAAGTGGCCATGTGCCTACTTCGCGGCTTTCTTACCGCCATTCTTCCGGCTACGCTTCCGTCCACCCTTGCGGGATTTCTTGTGACCGCTGACGCCCTTGACTGTGAATTTACCCTTTGCCATGATGCTTCTCCTTTTGTTGAATTTGCCTGAAATAGAAAACGCCCCGAAGGGGTTTCCTTCGAGGCGCTGGCTGAATCCAATGGAGGAGGGCTGGCGAATCTCTAAAAGCAAGTAGAGCGCAAGTTGCTCATTCTGTCAAATCTTTATTTTCTTTCACCAGTTCTCGCGTCACCTGCTCGGTCACAATTGCCCTGCATCCGCCCTGGTTGAAGCGCACGGTAAATTCTCCGGTCGCCTTCCCTCGGCGAAGGTAGCGCGAGAGGTCGCCAACCACGTCCGGCACCGCGTCTTGATCGGTTACGTGGATGTGCTGCCGGAAGATTGTAATCTCTTCCTTCTTGTCAACTTCGATGTGGTCGGCAATCAAATTCTTCGGCCTGTTTGCCATGTGCTCTCCTTGACTAACTTGTCTTGTTCACAGCCCTTACATCACCGCTTTGCGACCCCTTCACAGCCCCTTGAGGCGGCTTCTTGTTGCTGTTGGGCCTGCCGCCACCCTGCCCTTGCCCCGGACCACCTTGTTCCGGTAATTGTATGCCAAGCTCTTTTGCCTTTGACGCAAGAGCAACTTGGGCTTCAAGTTTCCATTCGCCTTCTTTGAGCTGCTCTGCTTTCCATTCCTCATGCAGAGCGTCGTAGCCGGTGACGCCAAACTTCTCCATATAGGCCGACTGCGGAAGCTGCGCACCCTTCTGGTAGAGGAACATCCAAAGCATTTTTTCCTGCATCTGCGTAATGTCCAAAAGCTGCATCGGCGTCGAAACAATTCCGATGCGCTCAAGGAACCACCGCGCCCTCTGCGCCTTGGTGTAGCGCGATTCGTCAGTATTCAATTCGTTCGGCAAATGCGAAGGGATGAGCGAGGTCGGGTCGTTGTCGTAGGTTTGAAGATCAATCGCTTCCGGCCCAATATCTGAAATCAGTTCATCGACAGACTTGTACTGCGCGATGTTGTATTTGATGAGTTGCGCCAGCCGCGAAGAACCCCGCCACATCACCATCGCTATGCCCTTAGCCATCGGACCGAGATTGGTGATGAATTTATCTAAAGACTGCTCCGACATGTTGCTCTTGAGATCGCGCAGACTGGCAATATCGTTCAGGCCGAGAATCGACTTTACCATCGAGTCGTACCACTCCTGGCCCTTCCAATCCTCAGTATCCACCGTCATAGAATCCGGCAGAATGCTTTGCAGTCCCTTCTTCGGGTCGCCCTTCACTCCGACCCGCACGCCCTCGGCCCGCAGCATATCCAGTTTTTCCAGTTGCGTCCGGCTGGCGCCCAAAGTGAAGTCGTAGCCCATGGGAGGGTCTTTGCGCACAGCCAGCGTCTCGTCAATCTCCGAAGCCCTTGCCCGCCGCGCACGCTCTACGCCTGCCACTTGCCGCACCGCGGAGTATCCCCTGGCAGCCCACGGGAAATCGTTCACGTCGAATTGCACCACGGGAATCTCGCCGTGCATATCGTAGGCCGTGTTGTCGTACATCGGAACAGGGCAGGTAGGAGAGGTGATAATCTCGCGCATCTGAGGGTAGACGCGGCAATCCTCCTCCTCCGCGCGGCGCGATTCTGGCAAGCCGTTCTGGGGGTTAGTGCTCACCAGCAAGTCGCCGTAGCTGGGCACCGTGTAGCCCCACGTAGAGCCGGGAACACCCATCTGGATAGCGTGTTTCGTCTCGTTGATACGGAGGTCATGGATGAACGTGCGACGGATTTCGCAATACCGATTTTCCCACCGCCAGCAATCCGAGAAGCGGTTCCGGTCCCAGTGGTCCAACCGCCGGCCGCCGTTCGCTCCGTACTTCTTCCAGTCGTAGCGGCTGATGGGCTGCAAGTACTCGGCGAATTCAGGGAAGCGCCCGTGAGCTTCCCATATCGGCATTGGGGTAATGATCGTGAAAGCGTAAGAGCCCTGAATGTCGTTGTTGAAGGGAAGCTGCTCGGGAAGGCCCTCGAAGGGGCCGAGAGCATCGAAGATGTTCCTCGCACGCCCAAAGCAGTTCCCATAGAAAGGCCGCGTGTAATGCAGCCACACCATGCCGGAGCCGAGCATCGTCCACTGGAGAGTCCGGCGGATATTGAACACGTACTCGCTGGCCCAGTAGATGTGCTTCAGTTCGCGGTTGTAGGTCTGGACGTACTGCTTGTACTGCTCGGCGTTTGTGCCCAGCGTGGCAATCTGACGAAGGTCGGAAATCGTCTCAACAAAAGTTCGGATGTTGGGCATCAGCATATTCGACTTCATGCTGTTGTCCTGGTCCAAGCCCAGAAGCAGCCGAATGTCGCGCTCTACGTTGCGCGTTCCCTCTTGGTCCCGTGCCCACCTATCTCCATTTTGAACCAGTTCATCACACCACGACTTAACGTATTCTGGCCCCGCCTCGTATGGCGGAACTTGCCAAGAAATGTAGGACTCGTGATCGATGATGTTCATTTGCTCTCGACCGCCTCGCCCTCGGCAATCCGTTCTGGACCATGCTTGAAGTAGGGGCTGTCCAGCGCAAACTCGTGAGCGGTCATCGTCGCCTCGTAAGCCTCATTCATCCCGTAGACCTGCGGATGCAGCATGGCGGTAACAATTTGGTTGTACCGGTGATCCATGAGCCGAATCAGGGTGTTGTTCAAGTCCCGGTTGAACTGGTTGACGTGTTGGTTCCTCTCCTGAATCGCAGATGCCAGAGCCTTGCGGAACCTCTCCTCGCGTTTGATGCGAAGCAGGGTTGCCTCGTAGGCGTCCCGCTCCTGCTGCTCACGGTAGCGCTTCACGTAGCGTTCAATCTCGGCGGCGTGCAAGAGCGTGTATTCTTTATAGCGAATTCCCGCAGGATACATCGGTTTGGCGAACTCCGGCGTGAATCCAAGAATCCGGTCAGTATCCAATTCAATGTAAACTTTGATTCGTTCTGTCGGTCCAAGTTGAACGCTCATGAGGGAAATCGTACCACAAATCACTCAATATTCGTCGATTGTGATTTCTCCCGTACACCATTCTTCTGAAACTGTACCTGAATTTGAACTCGGATTGTAACGCTTTGTGATTCTGCTGGCCTCAATTTCCACATCGTGCCCGGTCAAAAGCGCCATTGCATTTGCAAATAGATTGTCGTCGTGTTCGCCCTTTTCGTGAATCATCTTGGCTTTTTCCTCGCCAACCTTGCGCCGGATGAAAGTCTTCATCTGCCGGATTACGATGGGGTCGTTCAGCTTAACCCAGCCCATGTTCACGTAATTGACGAACTTCGAGAGCAGGATGTCCCGGCTCCACTCAACCGTGCGCCATCCCTCTTTCTTGCCTTTGTCGGGATTGATTGGCCCCTTATCGTCGTAGAAGTGCATGACGTGGTGGTTATAGAAGCCCATCAGCTTCAACTGGTTCAGGCACTCATCCCCCGACTTTCGGATCTGCTCGATAATGAACCGCATCCCCATCTGGTCAGCGCAGGTGTTCTCGCCCATTCCGTCCGTCGTGAAGTAGACGGCCACGGCGGCGGCAATACGCGCCATCTGGGCGGCGTTCACGTCGAGCGAGGTAAAGCTGGCGCACTGGTTGTCCCGGTCGCGCCCATACTCGTTCCTGAGCACAGATAGCGTTCCCCGGTCCTCGTTGGGCAGTCCAAGGCCCTGGGCGGTGTCAATGCCCTCAGAGTACCGCTTGCCGTCCTGCGGCTCCTCAAAGACAAGAAGTTTGTTAAAGCAAGCCTCGTCCGTCGCGTCATCGAACGGCTTGAGGGGGACTAGTTCCCACGTGTAGACATTGCCGTCATTGGCTTCCCATCGAAGCGGGATGCGCTCGGCCGCATAGTCGATCTCGTGAGTCGGAGGCTCATAAGGCTTGTTCTCATTTCCAATAATGATCGTCTTGCCGGTGATTGCGTATGCCCTGTAGGAGCTTTGCCGCTCCTTGGTCGTTACCTCAATCACTTCATCAGAGAACACCGGGTCATGCTTCGACTGGAAAGCGTCTTGATCGGTCACGGCGTTCATCGCGAGGAATGTCTTCTCCGAATGCGACTTGACGGCTTCTTTATATCCAAGCCACCAGTACCACATATAATCCATCGGCATCTCCCAGGATGCCCCCAGGGACCGCGCCAGGTAGTCCGTAGAGCGCACGAACAACTCGCAGCGCCGTTTCATACGCAGAACTTCAATCGCCGGGTTCCAGCCCTCGGGAACCGGGTTGCCGCGTATCCAGTCCTTCGTCGGGTAGATGTCCGAAGCGCAAGCCGGGGGGATGAAGATCGCCTTGAATTTCCTCTGCGTCTGTCCAGACTTATATTCTTCCCACTTCGACTTTTGCCACGGCGAAGCCATCGAGCCGGTTCCTTCCATCACAAAGAACAGCGAAGAGGTCTGGTGAGCCGCGGGGAACACGCCCTCTTCAATCGTCTTGATGGGATTGTCGTAGTCAGCCAACTCGGACAAGTGCAGGCAGGTTGGCGTTGAACCTTGCGCAATACCGACCGTCTGAGAGCCGGCCTGAATCGAAAGTGCAGAACCGTTTTCCCACTTCGGCTCCTTTGCCCGTATCGAAGTCTTGGCCGGAGGCAACCAGAACGGAAGGCGCTCCCATGCCGTGTCGATAATCATGTTCAGCTTGGTCGATTGCTCCACCTGAGCCGATGCCATGATGGCGTGCGTATTCGCGCGGAATAGGATGCGATGAAGAAAGAACAGGGCGACTTCGGTCGAGATGCCCACCTGACGGGCCTTGAGCACGAATATCTGGATGGCAAGCTGGAGGTCGTCGAACTCGCCAAGAATCTCAAAGAAGATGCGCTGGCCCAGCCGGAAGTCAAAGGGGATGATCCTCTCATCCACGGCCCTGATTTTCCCGTAGTGGGTAACGAAATATTCGGCATCAGCGAAGCAAAGGAATTTCTCGCTCTGGCACCAGCGCTTGATCCATGCCGCCCGTTTTGTTGTGGGTTCACGCCCAGGGCGCCAGTCGAATGATGAACCGAGCTTGTTTGTGGACTTGTCGGTGATGCTCTCGATGTAGGTATTGAACTCGTCAACTTCCCAGCGTTCGCGGCGAACCGGCTCCCAGCCGACTCGATTCCCGTTCTTGTCCTTCCGGTCAGCGAAGTCCCGGATTACCGACTCGACGATGCGTTTGCTATAAATGGCTCACTTCCCCGCTTCCAGAAACTTTCTGAGATCGTCTCCTGATGCGTCGATACTCTCTTGTAGCCATAGAAGATTGATCGCCCAGCGGATCAGGCTCCTGTCGTAATGAAATCCGATACTTGGACTGTGCCACTCGCGAATGATCTTCAAAATGGCTCCTTTCCTCTTTTTCCTCTCCATGGATATGTTCCGCTTCCATAACGCATTCACCATAGAGCTAATGTGCTCTGTTTCTCTTGAGGATATTTTCTCCCGATCTTCCATGTCGAAGATAGTCGTGAAAATCTCATGCCATCCTGCCTTGATTCTTTCACCCTCGGTCATTTTCCTGCCTCCAGTAACTTTCTACGCTCTTCGCCCCAGTTCTCAATTTCCATCGGGTCCGAGCCGAACACGCCTTCCAGTGTCGGGGTTCCGTCGTCCTCTTCCTCACTGCCAGCCACCTGCTTAGGGTCGAAGACGTTGACATTGACACTGGAACCCTTCGACGCAGGGAGCCATCCGGTAGCCTTGTGGAACATCTCCCGGTCCTTGGCGTTGTCAGCAAGCATCTGGCCCCAGTGCGCCGTCGCCTGGACCATGTTCGGATGCTCTCTCATGGTAATCAGAGCCGACTCCATGCGGGACACGTCGCGGGCAGCCAGCACGAGCGCCCCGGCGATGGTCGTAGGGTCCACCCCCGCGCACAGGCACAGCGCCTCGATAGGTATGCTGTCGCGAGTGCTCCACGACAACCTCTCGCAGAATTCCAGCAACTTAACCGCCTCTGGGTTTTTGGAGAATTTCAGCGTCTCAATGGCCCGGTTCTTGCCGCCTATCGCCCGGTAGATAACGTCGCCGATCTTGGCCGACAGCTCGTAGGAGCGCTTTCCAATCTTGTACCGGCCCAGGAACTTCATCAGTTTCTTTTCGGAAGCAGTCTGACCATCCACGGGCGCGGGAATGCCCATCTCAGACGGAACGGTTTCGATTGGCGGCGTCGATGGCTTGCTGAAACCGGCCTGGCTGATCGGAGGGAAATTCACGATATTCTTCCGCTGTTTGGGGTTGCGGGAGCGGGTCGCCTTTTCGCCAGACTTCTCCATCTTGCTCCTTTTGAATAGGGTACTTCCGCTCAATCCACTTGTCGAACAGGTTCAAGGCCCGGTCCAGGAAATCAAATATCTTCGTCTCCGTTTGCGCGTCCAACTTTCGGCCCCCTTTCCCGTTCCTTGCGATAGAAGATCGCTTTTTGCTCGACCGAACCATCGTCATTCTCGACAATCACCGGAATTGATTGCCCGGTTTGTTTGCGAAATACATTTGGCGGTGTGAATGGGATTTCGCCTTCAATTTGAATTTGCTGCGGATTGTGGAATTCGCCTTCGGATTCAGTTTCACCGGCAACCACGTCCAATCTCACATCCCCAAAATTGTCCAAATTCAAATCAATTACGAATTTCGCTTTGAATTTCGGATACGCCACGCCATACAAATTGCAGGTATTGTTTAAAGCATCCCAAATTGATTCAGCAATCTTTGTGACAATTCCAGATTTGATTTCGTCACAGTCAAGCGGCAATACAATTTGAGTTTCAGGCATCGCGCTTTTGCTCCGATGGAATTGAACCGACAACTGGCCATTCCTCGAAACCGCCTCCATCTCGTACGGGAGATGGTTTCTGAGAACCATAATTCGCCTCGGCAACTACCGTTGGGAACCACTGCTCCCTGAGCGCCTCGACGATGACCGTGGCCAGGCGGCGGTTGCCGGCCAGTTCGCGGCCTCGCGCTTCCAGTTCAGGAGGCAGGTTCAGTTTGATGGGCTTGCTCATCCGATACCTGCAATCTCGCCAGGGACGCCATTCTCAGGCTCAGGAAACGGCAAGGGGCGCTCGCCCGGTAGGCGATGAACCTTCGATGGCCCCATCTCAGGATGGTGGCAGTTGTGGTGGACGCGATACGACCAGTGGAACCACAGAAAATGACGATAGACGCGGTGCCAGTGGTGAGCACGCTTGAACGGCTCTTTGCATGTGTGACAGGTTTCAGCTTTCACGATTCTTCCTTTTCCGGTACGCATTTCGCGACCGGACTCGATTCTTTGTCTGGCAGACCTTGCACCGTCCCCCGGAGACGATAGGACGCTTTCCGCAGATTCCGCACTTCCCCTCGGCGATCTTGCGAAGCTGCCAGTCCCGCGCGGCCTTGGGGTGAGCAGGCTGGTTCGTCCGTTTGGTACCTTCCGTCACTTGAGCGCCTTTTTAACCTCTGGACCCTTAGCCTCGGCGCTGATGGCGAAGGTCTGCGGGTCGATGCGCCAGCCAGGATGGGCAGTCTGCCACTCGCGCAGGATGGTCAACTCCTGCTGCTGAATCTCCTGAAACTGCTTCTGGAGGTCCGCCTTGGCCTTCTCGATGGATTGAATGGCAACCCTATCCGCCGTGCTCAGCGACGGCGCTCCGGGCGATTGTGGGGCAGGGAGAGCGGGCTTAACGGTCTGAGCGGAGGCGAAGGCGAAGAACATCCACAGGCCAACGAACGCGGCAATTCTGACAATTCGTTTCATCGGTTCCTTTCAGGTGCTATATCGCACCTCGTTGAAGCAAGCGGGCGAGCTTCCCGACGCCGGTGGAGGCTATGTCCCGGCGAACTCGCCCGCGCTCATTCCCAAGCGCCAGGGGAAGCCGCTAAGCCGTTGGCGCCGGGGAAGCCTGTGTCGTCGATGTGGAGGCCGGTGTGAGGGTCGCCACGGCGGTATTCAGGGCGGCGACGGCGGTGTTGATGTTGCCGATCTGGGTTTCCAGTTCTTCGGCATCTACTTCCACGGTTCCGTCTTCAACGTTGGTTGACGCCCCAGATTTGATTTCATCCACGGCGGTAGAAATGGCGGCTGCGGCTGCGCTGACGGCAGCGGTGAGAGCGGTTACGGCGGTCGTCTCGTCAGTGACGGCTTGAGTGAGTGCGGTGAGTCCGGGTTGCGTTGACATTCTTAACTCCTTCGTCAGTTCTTCAATTGCGAGTTTGAGACCTCGGTTGAACATGAATCCAATCTACCACCACATCAAATCATGTCAAGCAAAATCTTACTTCGATGCCTTGCCGCGCCGGTAGGCTTCCATGATGAGCGAATTCAACTCGCCTTTTAACGGTTGAACATCTTTGTGACTCTGTTCCGTGAGCAGCAAGTCTTTGATCTCCTCTGGTACTTCCGGCTCAGGAGCAAGGTACATTATGCGCAGCCACTCTATCGCCACAGCTCGAACAGAGTCGCAGTAGCTAATAACACTTCTGTTCGCGAAGATTTCACATAGGTGAATCACCTGCTCATGGC